CATGGCCTTTACCGCTGATCTAAACCCAAAAAGTAGCAAGTCTATGGATTTGCTTGATTTAGTGAAGATGGAAGATTATTTAGGCCGCAGACCTACAAAGTTACCGGCTAAAGTAAATAACATGGTTAAAAGTAGTTCTGATGACGTTGGAACCCCATTTAGGTTCAATAGCAATCAGAACGCTAACGATACAACTGGATAAAGCGAAAAGCCCTAGCACGTGAAGGTAAACTAGGGCCTTTCTAACCACACAAGTAATCGGAGAACTTGCATGGCTGATGTAGATTTTATATTAAAACCCCTGGGGGACAAGATAGTTGTTCGCCCGGATAAACGCATTTTAAGTTCCACCATCATTGTTAATAACAAAGAAGTGGACAACATGGGTACGGTGGTAGCCGTAGGCCCTGGCAAGCGCATTAAAGGCCGCCGTGAAGCCATGCCAGTAGAAGTAGGCCAATATGTCAGATTTGGCACCATGGGTGGCGATGAATACCTAAAATATCAAGAATACTTTACCAATAATGAACGTTATCTGATAATGTCATGGCAAGACGTATGTTTTATAACTGATAGGGAGCAAGCATGAACATTGATTTACATGATCCGCAAGACACATTAATTGAAAAAATTATGGCCCATTTTGGCTGGTACAAAGTCAAAAAAGTAGAATTGCCAATTGAAAATTTAGATATAAGCTACACATTTATTACTAAAGACAATAAACCAGCGGTAAAACGCCCAGCCGCTAAAAAAGTTAACAGAAGAACGCCTAGAAGTGATTTTAAATTTGGAAAGGATGCTAAAAATGGCAACTAAACCTGGACTTTACGCCAATATCGCCGCTAAAAGAAATAGGATCAAAGAAGAAAAAGCTGAAGGCAAACCAGTAGAACGTATGCGTAAACCTGGTACAAAGGGCGCACCTACTAAACAAGCATTTATTGATTCTGCTAAAACTGCAAAGAAAAAGTAATGGCTACTAAAAAACACGATAAGCCCATAGAGCATAAGACCACCGGTAAAGGTAAGACATACAATCCTACCGACAAAGGTGCTGGCATGACCGCTAAAGGCCGTGCTGAATACAATGCCAAGAATGGCAGTAATCTAAAAGCCCCAGCCCCAAATCCTAAAACAGAAAAAGACAAAGGGCGTAAAGCTTCTTTTTGTGCCAGGATGGAAGGCGTTGTTAAAAAAGCTAAAGGCCCAGCAGAACGGGCTAAAGCATCACTAAAGAACTGGAACTGCTAATGCCATTAAAGAAATCAACATCCCCTAAAGCATTTAAAGAAAACATTAAAACTGAAATCAAAGAAGGCGGCAAGCCAGTAAAGCAAGCCGTTGCCATTGCGTATGCAGTTAAACGTGAAGCCGCCAAGAAAACCAAACCAAAAAGGGTATAAGCATGATCACTTTTGCAGATTTAGACGTTAAAGAAGTTCAATTATTACTAGCTGGCTTAAAAAAGCTTCCTATGGAGCTAGTAGAAGAACTCCATAACAAATTGTTAGCAAGTGCTAACGAGCAATGGATAGCCAAGAATAAGCCAGTAGAGGGTATGCAAGTAAACCCTGAAGATATTACAATTACTAAATCGGCAGAGTAAAGAAAGCTTTACAAATCATGACTTTATCAATTGACACAAATAAAGTGGGTGCGCCTATTGGCAATGACAACGCCAAGAAGGGAAAACTGTTTTATGACCAATTGCGTAAGGTGCTGGTACAGAACGATCAACTGAAGTTACGCCAGGTAAGCGAGAAGCTAGTTGATGCCGCTATTGAAGGTGAGCCGTGGGCAGTCAAGGAAGTAATTGATAGGATGGATGGCAAAGCGGTAGCCATTCAGGAAATACAAGGCCCTGGTGGATTAGAACTAAAAGCTGGTTTTGTATTAACTTTTGAAGAACCTAATGGCAACAATTCAGGAAGCTAAAGCTAAAGCACGCTTTCCGGCAAAGCTTAAATGTTTATTTGAACCAGCCAAGGCACGTTACAGGGTTCTTTACGGCGGCCGTGGTGGTAGTAAGTCATGGAATATAGCCAGGGCATTGCTATTAAAAGGGTGCGAGCAATCCATGCGGATACTCTGCGCCCGTGAATTCCAAACCAGTATCAAGGATTCGGTACATAAATTACTGGTAGATCAAATCCACAACTTGGAATTAGAAGCCCATTATGAGGTAACAGACCGCACCATTAGGGGCATAAACGGTACTGAATTCATATTTGTAGGCGTAAAGAACAATACAAACAATGTCAAATCCATTGAGGGCATAGATATATGCTGGGTAGAAGAAGCCCAATCAGTAAGCCCTAATAGCTGGAACGTCCTAGTACCCACCATTCGTAAAGCTGATAGCGAGATATGGATTAGCTTTAACCCTGAACTGCCTACTGATGAAACTTGGAAGCGGTTCGTAATGAACCCACCGGAAAACGCAGTAGTTCAGAAGATCAACTGGTCAGATAATCCTTGGTTTCCTGAAGTATTAGATTTAGAACGCCGTGCCTTACAAGGGCGTGATATGGAAGCGTATAACAACGTTTGGGAAGGAATTCCCCGTCATACGGTAGATGGTGCCATATTTGCTAAAGAAGTCACTATGGCTGAATTAGAAGGCCGTATCTGTAACGTACCCTACGATGCAACTAAAGGTGTTCACGCAGTATTCGATTTGGGGTGGGCGGATCAAACGGCCGTGTGGCTACTGCAATTTGTTGGTCAGGAAACTAGGTTATTACGTTATTTTGAAGATAATCAGCAAACCATCAGTTATTACATGGCTAAACTGCAATCATTCGGTTACGTTTATGACACCATATGGCTACCGCACGATGCCAAAGCCAAATCATTAGGTACTGGCAAATCCATAGAAGAAATTGTCAGGGCTACCGGTATGAAGGTACAAATCCTTGACCGTGTGCCAGTAAATGACAGTATTAATGCCGCAAGAACGATATTCAATAAATGCTATTTCGATAGGCAAAATACTGAAGAAGGCTTACAATGTTTAAGACATTACCGGTATGACGTTGACCCTGACACGAAAATGTTTAGTGCCAAGCCACTACACGATGAATATTCGCACGGGGCCGATGCGTTCAGGTACATTGGATTAATGATTAATGAACCTAGAAAAGCCCAGCCACAAAAGGCAAGTCAAAGGGCACCAATAGGCTGGATGGGATAAATATGGCTGATTACTACGAAGATAAGAAATATTACGGTGACACAGACGGGGATTCCCGGATTACCGAAGCAATCGAATTCTTACGTCAGGCGGCCGAAGCTGATACTACCAATCGTCAAGAAGCTTTAGATGATGTCAAGTTTGCCGCTGGTGATCAATGGCCAGTAGAAATTCAAAATAGCCGTACATTAGAAGCAAGGCCTTGCCTGACAATCAATAAAGTGGATGCGTATGTAAGGCAGATTTGTAACCAACAACGCCAGCAACGCCCACGTATCAAGTGCCAGGGCATGAATAATGAAACTGATGCCAAGATGGCTGAAATCATTACTGGTATTTGTCGCCACGTTGAAGTCAATTCCAATGCTGACCATGCTTATGACACCGCTTTTGACTTTGCGGTACGCATGGGATGGGGCTATTGGCGCATCACTACTGACTATGTACGCCCTGATTCGTTTGATCAGGAAATCTACATCAAGCCAATTGACAATCCATTTACCGTATATTTTGACCCTAATTCAACTGCACCTGATGGTTCTGATGCAGAGAAATGCCTTATTACCGTGGTCATGGCTAAAGAAAACTTTAGAAAAATGTACCCTGATGCCGATGATGGCGGTAGCTTTTCCGCACGTGGTACCGGTGATAGCAATAGTGAATGGGTAACAAAGCATGATATTCGTATTGCTGAATACTTTTATACCCGTATTGAAAGCACCCATTTAGTTCTATTATCTGATGGCACAACTGCCTTTGAAGATGAATTGCCAAACAAGGAAACAATGGAATTGGCTGGCATTTATGAAGTAAGCCGCCGCAAAACATTTAGAAAATCTATTAAATGGTGCAAGCTAACCGCCATGCAAGTGCTAGAAGAAGGCACTTGGGCTGGTAAATATATTCCAGTAGTGCCAACTTATGGCCAGCAATGCGTTGTAGATAACAAACGTAAGAAGTTTGGCCTGGTACGTATGGCTAAAGACCCCCAGCGGATGTATAACTTTTGGCAAACATCCATGACTGAATCAGTAGCCCTGGCACCACGGGCTAAATGGATCATGGCAGAAGGCCAAGATGAAGGCCACGAATCCGAATGGTCAAACGCTAACAATACGGCCTATTCTTATTTACGTTACAAGATGACTGATATTAATGGTCAGGCCGCACCGCCCCCAATTCGCCAAGCACCGGAACAACCACCAACTGGCATTATGGCGGCCGCACAATCAATTACCCAGGATTTGCAAGCCGTAGTAGGTATTTTTGATCCTAATCAACTGCCACAAGGAAATATGAGTGGTAAAGCATTGCAAGGTCAACAAATGCAAGTGGATATGACCAACTTTCACTATTACGACAATTTGACCCGTTCTATTGCCCATACTGGCCGTATTATCCTTGACCTTATCCCTAAAATTTATAGCGCAGAACGTGTAATGCGGATTATTGGGGATGATGGCAAACCTGAATTGACCACAATTAATCAAAAAACAGGCCAAATGGATGAAAACGGCGTAGAAAAAATATTGAATGACGTGACCGTAGGTGAATATGACGTTGTAATGGAAACTGGCCCTGGTTACAACACTAAACGTCAGGAAGCAGTTGATTCCATGATGACTTTGTTAAGTGCTGATCCTGGCCTAATGCAACAAGCTGGTGACTTAATATTTAGAAATATGGATTTCCCTGGTGCTGAAATCATTGCTGACCGCCTTGCCGCAAGCAATCCATTAGCCCAAATTGATGAAAAATCACCAATTCCACCACAAGTTCAAATGCAATTGGCACAAAGCCAGCAACAAATGCAAGCAATGGCACAACAAATCCAGGGCTTACAAATGATGATTAAAAACCGTCAGGATGTTGAACAAGTACGTCAAGTTGGTGAAGATAGACGTGCAGTATTGGCCGCTGAAGTCAAACTACATGACCAAAACACCCGTTCTGTAACTAGCCAAAACAAGACTGAAATTGATGCGTTGATGAAATTGATCCTTGGCCATATGGACACCGCCAGGTTAGAACAAGAAATTGCTTCACGTAACCAAGACCAAGGCGTTTACATGGACCGTGCGGCAAATAGCATTGTGGACAATATGCAAGCCATGATGCCGCCACCCCCACAAGAACAACAAGGTCAACCGCCACAACAAATGATGTAGTTGCAAAACACTACATTTAGTATTAAGATTACTTAACAACACTACCTATGGTGTATTCATAGGGTTAATTCTTGGAGTTATCCATGTCAGAAGCACAAGTAGTGGACCAGCCAAAACAGGCCAGTTCAATAGTAACAAGTGAAAATTTAGCGGATTTTAATGCTGATAAATTAGGTTTAGCTTCCGAATCAAGCCCAACTGCGGCTACTGTTGATGAAAATCCAGTAGAGCCAGCGGCCGAAAAAGGACAGAGTGAACCGGAATTAGCGGAAGATGAAGCGACCGGAACAGAAGAAAAGAAGCAAAACCCAAAGTTAGAAAAGCGTTTTTCTGAACTTACTAGGCAACGCAAAGAAGCGGAAGCCAAAGTTAAAGAGTTGGAAGAACGTTTAGCGGCTAAAGAAAGTATTCGGGAGCCACAACCGGCACCTGAAAGCAATCAAAAGCCGTCCCCTGACAGTTACAAAGATGCTTTTGAATATGCAGAAGCATTAGCGCAATGGTCAGCGGAACAAGCATTGGCAAAGCGTGAACAGGAAATTAAGCAAAAGGAAGCTGAAGCTAAACGTGAAACGGTCATTAAGACCTGGCAACAAAAGCTAGAAGCAACTAAAGCAGAATTACCTGATTACGAAGTTATGGTGGCATCAAGTAGCGTTAAAGTAAACGATACGGTACGTGATGCAATTGTTGAAAGTGACGTAGGACCAAGAATCCTATACGAACTGGCAAGCAATGATGAATTAGCTGAAAAGCTATCTGACATGACTACTGCAAGTGCTTTAAAACTAATTGGGAAGCTGGAAGCGCAGTTTGAAAAGACTGATGCCCCAGTAGCGGAAAAGAAAACTGTTGCGGCGAAGTCTAAAGCACCTGAACCTATTCGTCCTTTAAGGTCAACTGGTGGCGTAGCCGAAGTAGTTACTGATGGAAATGATCTATCGTATCAACAATGGAAAGCCGCAAGACAAGCCGGGAAGATTAGATAAGGTTAAACCTAATTTAATTTTGAAAGAAATATCATGTCAAATAATTTATTAACAATCAGCAAGATCACCAACGAAGCGTTGATGGTTCTTGAAAACGAATTAACATTTACAGGCCAAGTTGACCGTAACTATGATGACCAATTTGCCGTAGTTGGTGCAAAGATTGGTCAGACAGTTAATGTACGCCGTCCTGGACGATTCCTAGGCGCAATTGGGCCGAATTTAGTAGTTGAAGATTTCAACGAAACTTCAGTACCAGTTACATTGTCAACACAGTTCCAAGTTTCAACACAGTTCACAACCCAAGATTTGGCATTGAGCCTTGATATGTTCTCGGACAGAATTTTGAAACCGGCAATCGCTACAGTTGCAAATAAGATGGATAGAGATGGTTTGTTAGTTGCTAAAAACAACACCGCAAACATCGTTGGTACTGCTGGTACTGCACCAACTGGTTTGATTACTTACCTGACTGCGGCCGCTTATCTTGATTCTGAAGGCGCACCACGTGATGGCCGCCGTTCATGCACAATTGAGCCATTTACATCTTCAACAATCGTTGATAGCTTAAAAGGTTTGTTTGTTCCAACAGAGCAGATTTCTAGCCAATACACCAAAGGCTTGATGGGCCGTGATTCCGGTGGTATGAACTGGTATATGGACCAAAACGTTGTTTCACAAACTTTCGGTTCTTATGCTTCTGCTACTTTATCTTGCAACGTAACAACTGCAACTGGCTTCTTGACAAGTGGATGGGCTTATTCAAGCAACATCACTATCGGCGCTACTTCTGCGGCCGCTACATTGAACCAAGGCGATACATTCACCATCGCTGGCGTATTTGCGGTTAACCCACAAAACCGTCAGTCTTATGGCAAATTGCGTAACTTTGTAGTTCAATCTACAACTGCAATTGGTTCCGGTGGTACTGCAACTGTTACCGTTGTTCCAGCCGTTATTACTGCTGGTCAGTTCCAAAACGTTAGCGTTACATCAACTGGTTCACAGACAGTTACACCATTTAACAATACTGGCGTAACTTCACCACAGAACATTTTGATGCACCGCAACGCATTTACATTAGCTTGTGCTGACTTGGAATTGCCTGAAGGCGTTCATTTCGCTGGCCGTGCTTCTGATAAAGAACTAGGTTTGTCAATTCGTGTGGTTCGTCAATACACCATCAATAACGATTCCATCCCAACACGTTTGGACGTTCTGTATGGCTGGGCACCTTTGTACCCTGAATTGGCTTGCCGTGTAGCATCGTAATGAAATAGGGGGCGTAAAACCCCCCATTTTTAAACACTAAATTTAAGGAATTAATATCATGGCAAATCCAGGCCCAGCAACAACCGTAACAAATCACCCATCGAACCTAGCAACTAACCAGGCTATTCGCCTATTAGCTTCTTATCAGGGTGTTAACGTAAACGCAACTGGCGATACAGTTCTACCAATTTTGAATACTGGTAGCTACTCTGTTTCCAACGTTATTTTTACTAACGCATCAACAAGTTTAACAACTGCCGCCGCTGGCTTGTTTACTGCACCATCCGCTGGTGGTACAGGAATCGTAGCTAACGCCGCATTGTCAGCTTTAAGTGCTTCAACCGTTGTA